CAGGCCGAATAGTCTGAACGCTCGTTTTTAGTAAAGGCCGTATCCCAGGACTGGATAATAAAGTCACATGGCGGCGGTCTATCTTCTTCCCATAGTTTCCACCACTCCCTTTTTACAATCGCGCCTTCTTCACCGGTAGGGTTTTGTTGATACTGTGCAGACCACTTAGATAAGGGAAGCTCGTTTCTAAGTTTAAGAAGCTCGTCCAGTGACCAGAACTCCGGCCATAAAGGTTTTTCATTTGGCATGATAGCTGGAAGCTCAATTACTTCCCACTCATCCCCGTCCCTTTCAACCATGCTCTGTAACACTCGACCAGTTAAGTCCCTCTTACCCCAACGGGTCATAACAATAACAATGGACCCTCCTGGTTGTAGACGCTGCCTAGGGCCTGAGGTAAACCACTCATGCACCTTATCATAGACTGTAGGGTCATTGGCTGCTAGGGCTGCTTCCTGCTCTGAGTGCGGGTCATCAATGATAAGTAAGTCAGCACCCTTACCTGTTACAGTACCGCCAACACCGATAGCGAAGTATTCCCCGTTCTCATTGGTACTCCAGCGTCCAGCTGCTTTAGAGTCGTGCCTAAGGGCTACGTTAGGAAATACCTTAGCGTATGTCTCACCATCAACCAAGTTACGGACCTTACGACCAAAGCCAACGGCTAGCTCGGCCGTATTAGAACACTGGATGATTTTTTTATTGGGATACTTACCTAAGTACCATGCCGGTAATAAATAAGAAGCAAATTCGGATTTAGTATGACGAGGCGGCATATTAATAATTAACCGCTTGGTTTTTCCTTCAGCTATCTCTTCAAACTTTTTTGCCATCAAAGCATGGTGTCTACCCAAAATAAAATTGGGCCACATGGCTTTAACAAACGCCATAAAGTTTTTTTGGCCGCTTTCTCTGAGAAGGGAAGCCTCATACTCTTCAGCAATAAGTTCTATGTTCTCCCTTTCACCCTCAGGTAACATGGCTAAAAAGTTTTCAAGATTCATTCAATATCCCTTATCCGTAGAGAAGAAGGCCGAATACTTCTAGCCTTACCCTTAGTACCCTTGCATAAACCAATATTAACTAAGTGCCACATCTTCCTATTTGTATTTCCGCGTCCTATAGCACCAGTGATATACATAACATCATCCACGCTTGGGCCATAACCAAACTTAATCCAGAACTCCTCTATCACATGATAGATTTCTTTCTGCGCTGGGGTCATTCCGTCCAAACATATATGGGGGTCTTTTCGCCCATATATGCTCCCTCAATATTAAAACAAAAATAATCTAAGGCTTCCTCATAGTTCATGTCGTCTTCCATAAGTATGTCAAGCACCTTGTTTATACTGTATACAACCTTCTCATCACTGCTAACCCCAATGATTGCATCATTAAGCCCGTCAGCTACCAACAACCCTTCGTACCCATCCAATAAATTTTTCATATATTTTTTAGCCAATATCTAAAACAAAACATAAGGGGGGGGTATTTCTATAAAAACATTTGGTATAAACCCGTGTTTTTTGAGACCCCCACCCCCCTCACTAAACATCTGTCACAGGTGTGACAGTTGGAAGTCATTGATAATACACAACATTGTATAAAAATAGGTATTTATGTACCCATTTGACAAGCAAATATTATTATATATTTTCATCAAAGTCATCGATTATTTGGTCAAACCCCGTGTTTTCTGAGACCACATCCTCTGTGATGGCGGAGTTGTGTAAATTTTGTGCGGATTGAATGTGTGGAATACTATGTAAGTGTGACAGGTGCGCGTTCCCCTTAAATTTGGGGGCGGGGGTGGGTGGGGTTGCGGCATTCTCGTTTTGACTGCCCCCAGCCCCTGCTGGCGTTGGCTCTGCGTCTGCTGGGCTTGCTGGCTCTTCGTCTGCGGCTGGCTCTGTGGCCTGCTCTTCATTGGCCGCTGTATCATCATCAGATGAAACACTGCCGGCCAGCTCTGCCAGTAAGTCATCCGCCGATGTATATTCGGCTTCTATTGCGTTGCTGTTGTTTATTGCCAGCTTCATGGCGGCCATAAGCTTGGCCCTTGCGGCCGTGCTGTCTGTCGTTACCACTGTTTCGCGGCGTTCTGTAAACAATGCCACTTCGGTAATTTTACCCAGCAACTCCAATGCCTTGATGCGCTGGGCTGGCGCGGTCTCGTCACTGATGGCGTGCTTGGTAAGCTCGTGGATGGTCAAGGCTCTGATGTGTGCAGGGGTTTGATATTTCGCCGCCTCTAATGCCAGTGTTATCCGGTTCGCTAGTTCGATGATGTGGGGATTCTTTGCTATCTTCTGCGCGTCGCTGGCTTGGTTGGCCGGCTTGCTCTTCGTGTTATAAGCGGCTCTGTAAGCCCCTGACTTAGTATTTCCCCTTGCCAGTTCTTCAGCGAATCGTTTCTGCTTTGCTGTTAGTCTGACTTCTTGGCTGTTACCGAGCAATAGTCTATCCATAGGTATCAGCTCCAAGCCTTCTTGTATTTCTTTCTTTGTTAGCTTTCGCATGTTGGGCTGTTTCGCTTCGCTTTCAGTTAAAACCCAGCCGGCCGGCATGGGTATAAAGTGGGAATGCTTAATTTGCGCCTATGTTAGCCCGTGGCCGCGTTCGGTTCAAGTGCATGCAATTGGCCTATGCTATCCCCTTAACCAGTATGTTTAAATCGTTTATGGCGCGTTTATGTGTGTCTTATGTGCAGCTTAATTGGCTGTTTTTGCTGTTTCGCTTCGCTTTCAATCACACCAGGCTTTTTGCTGGATAACTAAATAGCCTGGTTGCAATTACCCATGACCGGCAAGCCCAAACGATGTTTGTTTGTATGTTCTTATTGGTTGCTGGGTATTGACAAGCAAGCGGCCAGCCCCGATAATCTTAATCACTAGATGGCGGCGGTCGCTGTCATCTATTTATTAACTGCTAGGAGGTTTTAATTATGTCTAGAATCAAATGGAGCATATGCCCAGTTTGCGAAGGCGAAGGCTCGCACTCTATTAAGCTTGGCGTTATCAATATGGAAGACTGGGGACAAGACGAGCTGGAGGACTATTTCGGCGGCGCGTATGATTCCCAGTGCGAATGTTGCGCTGGTGCTGGCAAAGTAACAGAAGAGCAAACCGAAGCGCACTATCGCCAGTTAGAAAACCAACGAATCGCTGATAAAGAAAACGGCTATTTTGAAAGGAGCTATTACTAATGTCTATATATGAAGAAGAAGGCTTTGCAAGCCGCAGGGAATACTTGGAAAGCTTGGCCGAAGACTTCGGCTTGGATTCTCAAACTGTTTTCGCTGTGGCTTCAATACTCGGCGCGTCTGAAGATTTTGACGGCCTGCTCTCAAGCTTGGAAGACCTAGAGGGGGGATTTTAATATGACTGTTATCTACACACCCGAAACAAACGAAGACGGCGCATTTTTGAATGACTTCACGCCATGCTTGCTTAAGGATGTGAAGCTGGGCGAGTTTATCACTCGCAAGCCCAGCACTCGCATTGTTTACACTCGCGGCGAGTATGACCGCGCTAGCAAGCGTTATGCAATCGATGACTATTCAGACGGCCGCCAGCTATTCTTGCGCGGCGAAACTGTGGTTTATGTTGGTTTTACTTACTAGGGGGCTTTATGTCTGACTTTAAAATTGAGGTGGGAAAACACTGCGCGAATGGTGCGCTGGTGCTGGCCGTTTTCTGCAACGAATCCGAAGGCGTAGTGCTGGCCACTTGGAAGGATGAATACATTACTTGGAGCTTTGCGGCTGACCGGCAAGACGGCACGGCACACGGCAATTACTTTATGTATAACCCAGCAACGAAGGCCGAGAAACTCGCCGAGGCTTACGCCGACATGATAGACCGCACACAACGCATTATTAGGAGCATTGGATTATGACCGCACACACTTACAACTTGCTAAGCGGCTTGGTTGGCACTGTCTTATTTATGTATGCCTTGGCCGAGCTTGCGCCTAATGGCATGCTTTTATATTTGTTTATGCTTTGCGCTGGCGTGGTCATCGTTGTTACCGCTTACCGCAATACCTTGGAGGGAAAATAGTATGCGCTTAATCTACGATAAGACCGGCGAGCCGGTAAAAGCTGGCGATGTTATCCACTTAGATGGCGCGGCCTGCTATGTCTATGGCTTCAGAGAGCCGCACAAACCAGCCAGCAGTGGCAAGGTAACAGTTAAAGCCATGGATGATAGCGGCTTCATGCGCGAATACTATGTTGGCGTAATTGGCGCGACATGGATTGACAGGGAAGACCGCTAAATGATTGACAATATCGCACTTTTTATCATCGCGGCCGGCTTGCTGGCCGTGGTTATTGATTTATTTTTATAGGAGATTGAAAAATGACATTAGAAAAAGCTTTAAACGAAATTAACATTTACCAATTCAGAACCGAATCAAGCTATCCGACTGGAGATGCACAGCGCAACCTTGCTGGCCGCACTTCTTATGTAAGCGACAGCACTTTGAAATACTTCAAAGCTCGCATATTGCGAGGCCGCCATTCTAGTAACGGCCTTTTTTATATATTGCAGGAATCTTTGCCGCATCCCGACTTTGACATGAAGCGAATCAGAAGAAATGTTGTTTTTGATGTTTTTGGCTCGGTGGTGGGCGCGTGGCGTGAAGACTGCCACACCAGCGCAATAAAGGCCGACAAAGCTTACACATTGGCCAAGGCATGGGCTGACAGCATACACGGCGCAGAACATACGGCGCAGGCTTTGCAGGCACATATTAAAAGGCAGGATACCAACCTATTCAACGCCCAGCAGGCATTAAACGAAATAAGGCTAACCGAAGAGGCTTGATTAGCCGAAACGCCGTGAGGCGTCTTAGTCAATTGCTAGGAGCAAAAAAAATGATTCTTAACTTACTGTATGAAGACATGACGCAGGCCAGCATCAAGCTGGAAGCAACCGAAGAAAACGCCGAGGCCGTGGCCTATCGCTACATTATGACGCAGGAGAAAAGCGTATTAGATTTTGACATGGAAGAGGTGGGGCTGTGATTAAACAAACCTATCTAAAAGCTTTAATGCAACAGCCGGCCGGCTGGGTTTTAAGAAGCGCACGGAATCCCAACGCATACATGACGCAGACGCAAATTAGACTGCATTATGTAGCACTGCGGAGGCTTGGCCATGATTGATATCGGCGCAATGTTTATGCACGGCGGCAAGCATAAAAAGCTCTGCACTGTGAATGACATATTCAAAACCTACAACAGCAGGGGCGAGCTGGTCAAAACTCGCTATTCTGCTGTGCATTTATTCATGGGGCAGACTGTTACAGAGCATGACATCGTGGAAACAACCATTTTAAGGGGCTTAGTAGAATGAAAAGCAGATATTTTACAGATGACGCCTTCATGCTAATGCTGGCTATTTATGCCAGTGCTGGCTTGTTGGCTTTTTTAATTATTTGGAGTGCATAAAAATGAGATTAGTTAAAAAGGAATACGCCGTTTTTGATTTTCAAGAGCTGGGGGAAGAGGCAAGGCAGAAGGCGATTGATACGCACCGGAATTTTTTGCAGGAGGTAATAGACCTTGACTGCGAGACTGGGGAATTCAAACGCCTGCTTGAAATGTATGGATACAGCGATATTAAGATTTATTACAGCGGCTTTTGGTCACAAGGCGATGGGGCAAGCTTTACCGGCCGCTATCGTTATAAGGCTGGGGGATTAAAGGCCGTTAAGGCAGAATTCACTGGCACATGGTTTAAAGATGTTATCGAATACTTGGATTTATTGGATGGAATCAACAAAAAATGCTTTTATAGCCTGCTATATAGGATTGATAGCAATAGCCGCTATTGCCACTCCAACACCATGCAGGTTAATTCTTTAGAAGATTATCGAGATGGTTACAGGGATTTAAGCAAGTATGAAGATGACATCACGGAATATGTGAGAGGCATAGCCGATGAATTCTATTACCTGCTTGAGAAATCATACACCAGTCAATTCACGGATGAGGCCGTTATCGAATCGCTGGAATGCAACGAGTATGAATTTTACGAGAATGGAGACATGGCTTAATGCTAACTTCAAGCCGGTTGCAGACGGCTTGGGGATTATCATTTGATAATCATGCTAGGTAAACAAAGGAGATTTAAATGAATATAGAGAAGGCATTTGAAATGATTAAGGAAAGGTTAAAGGCTGAAGCTACAAGCCAGCCCGACTTAAATACCATGCACGACATTACCAACGAAGATGACGCTATCTGCTACGGCAGAAAAGATTGCGCCATAAGTTTATTAGCTTACATTGATTTTGTAGAAGGAGATAAAAATGCCTAATTGGTGCAATAACTCTTTAAGAATTGGTCACGAAGACCAAGCCAAAGTGCAACTGGTAATTGATGCATTAGCAAATGAAAGCTTTTTTTCTACTCTTCTGCCCTGCCCACAGGAGCTAAAAGATACTGTTAGCGGAAGCGTGGCCGAGAATGAGAAGGAAGCGCACGAAGCCCAGCAGGCTTCAAATAGGGAAAAGTATGGCTTTGCCGATTGGTATGAGCATAACTTGGCCGTTTGGGGAACGAAATGGGATATATCAGATGTAAACATAGCAGAGCATAAAGACAATGAGCTTTACATAGGCTTTTCTTCTGCATGGAGTCCACCTTTAAGAGGCTACAAAAACCTTAGGAAGCTGGGTTACACGATACGCGCTATGTATTATGAAAGCGGCATGGGCTTCTGCGGCATATGGGATGAAGGCGATGACGAATACTATGATATTGATGAGCCGGATAACCAACAATGGCTGGATAACAACATTCCCGAAAACTTGCTGGAGGAGATGGGCATAGAGGCTTGGGAAGACCAAGACGATTATGTAGCAACACTTGGATAGAATTATCTACAAGCTTGTTATGAGCAGGCTTGTGGGCTAATTTTAGCCTGCTAGGAGAATGACATGATTGTATGCAATAACTGCATGAAAGAGTTTGACGGCGAAGAAAGCTTAGAACTTGTTGAGTTAAGTAATAAAGAGATATGTAAGGGTTGCTGGAATTGCAAAACTGATTCCTACTTAATGGATGTAGAAGACAACTTGGAGAAACGATAATGATTAAAGTAAATGCAACATGGTATGTAAACACAAGGGAGGAGGCCAACGAAATGGTTCACTCGCTGGTGGAGGAATACAGAAAAGGCATTATCTACGATTTAAAAGAAGTTGATGAAGACACTGGGGGAAATGATGATGACTAAATACTACGCTGGAACGATTGAGGAAATCAATGGGGAAAGGGAATACAGGCATCATGTCTTCTTCATGTTGAAGGATGACGCAGAGCCGTATGTAACGCTGGATGAAATTGCCAAAACTTGGTATGGGGAAAGCGGCGAAATGGTTGATGACGGATACTGGTTTGCTGATGTGACAGTCTATACCGGCGATTTAATGGAAATAAGCCAAGAAGTTTATGATGTTATGCACAGTTTTTAGGAGAATGAAAAATGAAAAAATTTAGGATATACGCCAAATCAGTAACCTACTATGCGGTAGAGGTAGAGGCTGAAAATGTTGAGGATATTGTTTTCAACGATATAGCGAGTGATGAATTTGAGGAGCTGGAAGAAATCACTTGGGAAATAGACGAAGTGGTGGAGGTAAAAAATGACTAAAGAATTCCAACAAATAGCAGTGCTATTAGACATTGCTTATAAAGAGCTAACACAAGATGGTCAGATTGATATTGATACTGTATTGGGTTGCGTAGCAGAGGCTAAAGCAATCGCAGAGGAGAATGAATAATGGCTAAATATAGAGTAATGGCGGAGCTTTCACAGCTATACGAAGTAGAGGTGGAAGCCAGCAGTGAAGCCGAAGCAATGGAATTAGCTGGGGAAGTAGATTTTTGGGATATTTGGGATGCTACCGGCCTATCAGATGACTTTAAAATTCTATCCGCAGAGGAGGTTGAGTGATGACTAAAGACTATCGATTGGCAAGATTGAGTTTTTTGCAGGATTTGATTGAATCTATTGTAGAGCAAGAGCCACAGCTTATTGAGATGACTGATTGGAATAGCAACACAGACGCATTTAGGCAAATGGCTAACTTAATTATTGAAGGAGAAGCTTGAAATGAGCAAGTTTGAAGTGCAGGAGTATTGCCTATGTGGCGGCTGGACTAACACATGGTCATACGAAGAAGATGGGCAACGGCATTCTACTAAGTTTGCCAGCGCAGAAGAGGCGCAGGCGGAGCTGGATGAATACATAAAAGAAATGCAGGAAGAATACGAGCATGGCTTTTTGCATGACGCCATGGAAAGAGATAACTTTAGAATTGTGGAGGTAACAGCATGACATCGATAAATTTAGAATGGGACTGGGGCGTAACTGCTAACAGTAAACTAGCGGAGCTATTTGACACAGAAGAGCAGATAGACTTTTTTTGTGACTACATACTGCAAGAGATGCCGCTGGATGATGTTGTTTGGCATATGTTGCGCTATACGCCGGAAGAAGTATTGAAACAAATTGCCACAGACATCGGCACATACAAGCTGGAGCAAGAGTAATGGCCTATCGCATATACGAGGTGGACGGCCTTACCGATATTAAAACGCTGGTGAATAGCGAACCGCATACAGATAGCGCAATGGCCATGATAGATAGAAGCTGGCTAATCAAGGCGCAGGAGAATGAATGGCTACGCACCGGCAACGAGATAACGAAGTATTATCAAATCATTGAGGAGAATGAATAATGAAATTTAAAGTTTACAACCATAATGGAACATGCTTAGGCATATTTGACAACGAAAAAGACGCGATGGCGTGTGCAAAAGAATATCGCTATCAGACAGAGAATGCCGCATATGTAGAGGAGATTGAATAATGTCTTATAACTATGACAAGAAAACGCAAGTAGGCAAGTGGTCAGTTGAGATTGATAGCGCAAGGCAGTATGGCTTTTTTGAGCATGATGACTATGGAGAAGGCGGCGGCCTATGGTTTGTGGATAGCATGCTGGTTGATTATGATGGCGTCTATGAGCTTCCAGCCAATGTAATAAAGGGCATCGAGGACTTAGGCTTTAATGCCGACTATGCGAAGGATGATGAAGATGAATCTTAAGCAAGGCAATGGCTTAGTGCCTATCAAAACCAACAGCAAGCTTTCACCATACAAGCTGGTGGAGTTTCCAGATAGGTGGACATTTGAAACATTATTCCACGCATCTGTCACACCTGTGACAGTTGAGAAATACTGGGAGATACTCAAACGCCGTTCTGGCGGCTCAACCTTGGAAGAGGCCGGAAAATCTTATGGTTTAACCAGGGAAAGGGTTAGACAGATTGAGGCAAAGTTCTTACGGATGGTTACACGCCTGCATTTATCAAAAACTTCTTCAAAGACTGACTAGCTTGGAACAGACCGACTCTAATATGATAGTCATTGAAATCCTCTCCGACTGTATCACTAAGCCAGTAAGGCTTGCCTGCATCCTTGGCTACCGATTCTCCGACTCCACTGTTATCGTTATCGGCGATGATTATGCCGTTGGGGAATCCCCTCGCTACTTCCTTCATGTTGCCTGCGGAGAAGCATACATGGATAGTGTAACGCATTTTATTGGCTCGCATTACGGCTTGGATGGAGAGTCCAGTTGCGAACCCCTCACAGAATATGTGAATACCCTTTGCGTCCATGGTAAAGGTTGCGCCCTTGCTCGTCTGTCCGTAGAGAAACTTCTTATCCCCCTCTTCGCTGATGAGCTGGCATCCTACTATTTTCCCATCCCTCCGCATAGCGACCACTAACTTGCCGCCGCCTTCCGGCGTATCCCACACGGGCATGAGCATATCCGCGAAGCCCTTTTTAACGAGGTATGGATGGTTTTTCAGTTCAGTCTGATGCATTATCCACCCAGCTTTGGATGAGGCCTTGTTGGCTAGCTCTATGCGCTGGCGGTTGGATTCATCCCTTGCCTTGGTAAACTGTGGATTGGGCTTAAATTCACCTTCAAGCCGCCATATCTCCGGTTTATCCATGGTTGCCCAGTTTTGAACCCAGCCTACATCACCAAGAAACTTATACCTGCCGTTTTTTGAACGAGGATGGTCTTCTGTTGGTGTTGATATCCACTTATGAGATTCCAAGCCTTGAATGATTAAGCCATGCATCTTTGCAAAGTCTTCAAATATCATTTTGATACTCCTTAAAAATCCATGCAACCATCATCATCATGCGGTGGCTTTACCCCATCCAATATTGCATAAGCATTTTCTAGCCTCATCATTGAACAGCGTATAGCTTCTTTTGCGTAAATAATCCCTTGTTCACGAGAAGGCGTTGAAAGTTCTATAATAGACTCCATTGCATTTTTTGCTGCGAAACAAACTTCACGATTAAATTCTTTTTTCATTTTGTTACTCCTATTTTGTTTTGTTTTTTAGCCCAAGCAATGTTCTTATGTTTAATCCAGCCGAGAGTCTTCTGTGATGGAAAGAGTATGCCGTCATGCAATCCCTTTGGCCATACGCCAAACTTCTCACGATACTTATGGCTTGCCCAGTGGATGTTGTAGTTTTTGTCCTTGGCTATATACATCAGCTCTGAATAGAATTGTTGCTTGTCATCCCTTTGGGCTTTGGAGGCAGAACCTAGCTCCACCATCTCACCAGCGATTGAGCTGACATCGTTGCGTCTCTTCCTCACATACCCACAAACAAGGCAGGTATCACTGTGTCTAGACCATAGGGCGGAGCATGAAGGGCATTTGGATTCTTTCTTCTCCCTTTCAGTAGGCTCTTTCTTGGCCTTCTCCGCTTTATCGTCCAGCGTTTTAACTCCGTCCTCGTAGACTTCATCCCATTCATCGCGGAATCTAAGGTAGTTTCCACTGTGGTCAAGCCATAGGGCAAAGTCTTTACCATCGCAGGGGCGCATTACCCTGCCCATCTGTTGAACATGGGAGCTAAGTGATTTGTTAAACGGCCTAGCGGATACGCCTATCATCACATCTGGAACATCGAAACCCCTAGTCAGTATGTCAGTGGCGATTAGTCCATGAATCTCTGTGTCCGGCTTGGCAAAATCCTCGATGGCCGCCTTCTTGAATTCGTCATCATCCTTGTAGGATATTGAAACAAAGTTGTATCCCTGTCTTGCAAACTGCTCTACCAAGTCTGCACCATGGGCTACACCGGAACAGAATACGATTGTCTTCCGTGGCCGGCCAAACACTTCATGGGTTTTCTTAATCCACTCGCTGACTATATCACCGGTTATCTTCATGCCGCGTTCAGTGGCTACATCCTGCGACCACTCCCCAGCTACCTTCTTCGCGCCGGTCATGTCTATCTCTTTAGCAATGAACACCTTTAGAGGGGCAAGCCAGCCCTTGGATACAAGCTCGCTGGTGGTCATGCCGCTGACTACATTGGTGTATAGCTCACCTAAACCCTTGGTGAAGGGCGTTGCCGTGAGTCCTATTACTTTGATTTGTGGATTGTTCTTAATGAATTCTGATGTCTGCTTGCGGGCTATGTGGCATTCATCTATGATTAAAAGCTGTGTCTTTGGAAAGTCATCCCTGCGTTCTAGGGTTTGAGCAGAGCATACTTGTAACCTTTCTGCCCTGTCATACTTCCAGTGTCCTGCTTGATACACGCCATGGCTGATGTTGTATTTGGTTAACCTAAGACTGGTCTGGTCTACCAACACTATCCTATCTAATACCATGGCCGCGTTTTTGTAGTTGTCTGCCGTGGCTTTCATTAAGGCGATGGCTACTTCAGTTTTACCAAACCCTGTTGCGGCGTAAAGCAGTTGCGACCTATGCCCCTGCTTAAACCCTTCTCTCAATGCTTCGATGACGACTTTCTGATGCTCTCTTAATACTAGGCTCATATATGTTCCTTTAACTGCCAAATTCCCTTTGGCTTGGGCTGGTCTTGCGACCGCTTAACTACTCAAACTTCTTGAGTTTTGCTTGCAATGATTTAACTGTTGCCATCAATTCAGAATTACGATTCTGATACATATCCCTGCCTTCACGCAATGATTTGTTTTCAATCTCAAGTATTCTCACCTGCTCACGCAAGTCTTTGATGATGTCTTCTACATCCAGCTTCTCAATCTCGGACGCATCCCATTGACCTATGGCCATCTTGTCTTTGAGCATTGTGTTTTCGTTGGATAGCTCATTGATTGTATCGGATAGGCCGCTGATTTGGTCATTCAAGTTATCAATCTCAAGCTTGTCTTCGTTGATGGTGCTTACATCGGGCTTAGTTCCTACTGGTCTTTCTGCTCTGACCTTAAGCTTCTCGGTGTTCATTTCATACTCTTTGCCTTGCTTGATGTATTTAACAAAATCTTCTTTTGGCAAGTTCAATGACTGTTTCACCCTGCCTACTGTTGTGTTGGATACACCAACATGGCGAGAAATCTCCCTGTCAGACCATAAACTCCACTTCGGATGTTTCAACATCAAGGTAATGACATTGCGATTGTCTTCGTCAGACATGGACATGCCGCGTTTTGCATTGGCGGCGTAGGCGTATAGGGTAGCGTCTTCCAGTGTGCCGCTGATAACATCGGCCTCGACCATGGTTTCTTCGTTGGCTTTGTGGGCAAAGAACCGGTGAAAACCATCGGCAAGCCAGTTGTCAGAGCCATCGTTGAACACTGTGATAGGTGGGAATTTATCCCCATCCTTCATCTGTTCAGCATACTTGTTTACTAGTTCTTGATTTAATTTAACGCGAGCTTGAGTTCCGCCGTCAGTGCGGATTTTGTATAGTGCTAACATGATTTTTCCTTATTGTTACCTAGCTGGGTATTTATTCTATGGGAATATATATACCCATGCAAGAATTATTTTTTATGGCATTTCTTTAGTAGTTCTTTTAGTTCTTTCATTTGCTGCTCTGTCATTTCTGTTTCTTTCTAAGAATAGTTCTGTTTTAAGGCCTTGTATTATCTCATGGTCTTTAGCCATCATTTCTGTAAGCAATCCTATATGTTTGGTTAACTCAAAGATTTGCTTATCCTTATCATCACTCATACTGTGCGGCCTATATAGGTGGCAGATGAGTCTTTAAACTTTACAGTAACCTCACATTGTTGGCCCGATGTTAAATCGGTAACAAGCCTGTATATCATAAAGCTACCCATACAAATACAAGAGATTAAAATTATAATAATAAGGATAGGGGCTACATCGAATATAGCTGTATCCAATGGACTATTTTTGCAGTTGCACCTACGGCCTTGCTGGCAGTCTTGATTACATGGCATCATCATTCTCCAATTTAATTTTGCCTAAGTATATAAACCCCCACTCTTTAATAGGCTGGTTCATAATTCTGGTGGCTTTTCTTGTATCGGTATCACCATCATAGAAACTATCTTCATACACATACAAATACTGTGGCTCTTTAGGCTGTGGTTTAATGCGGTATTCATACTCATCATACCAACCAGGATTATCAATACCTATCCATCCGCCTTGCTCTTGTTTTACTTCAATCTCCGCACCATCAGCCCATGCTTTAATCTCTTTGTGCCATTTATGTTGTTTCATCTCTACCTCCAATATTGATTTTTCTTACCGAACCAAAAGTTAAAGCATGACATCAAGTTAGCTTTTGCTCGCTGTCTGTTCTTCATCTCCACCTTTCTGTTGGGGTGTTTCATTATCTATCTCCACTCTATTATTTTTAATCCAATCAAATAACTCTTTGATGGAATCAAACTCGCTAGGCTTAATGCGATATGCTTTTAGCCCATCATTGTTTGTAATTCTTAGAAACCCATGTCCATGCAAAATGGCATCCGACATGGCATCAGTAAAAGCTTTATCAAACGATATACCACTAGGCATTGCTCTTCTCCTTTAACTGTCTGCGTCTTTGTCCAGTAGATTTATTGTTTCGCACTGCTGTCATGTATAGCTTGCCGTCTTCTTGCAACCAAACAACATCATGCACCAGCCCACAATCACAGCAAAACAACCGATACTTCTCACCAATGGGTATTTCAAATGGCTCTAAGTCGTATCGCTGTGTAATCTTACTTTTCATTTAATGTTAACCCAGTAAAACTGCTGTCTTCACCAAGCTTGCCTTGCAGGAATGTATTGAATGCCAGGCTAACCCTTGTTCTTTCTGACCCAGACTTATCCACCGCATGCATTAGATACGATGGAAATACCACAATCGACTTTGTTGCTATCGAAAATGATTGGCTATCTGCATTCAGTTCCGTATATTTACTTGCACTTATAACGACCGGCTTATACATTGGGTTGTAAAAAGTAATGCCGTTCTTTGAAGGCTCTACATCTATGTAAATCACACCCGATAAGAAGCTGTTAGGGTGGCAATGCTTATGGTGATACTCCCCATGCTCTGTGTAGTTAAGCCATGACTGCGTGATATAAGCTTCTGCACCATACTTAGGGCTATGCACCACTTGAATATACTGGTTTATAAACTCCGTTATGTATGCCTTCAGACCCGCAAACTCCGGCGCATCCAACACATACGAATCCTTGCTTGAAACATTGCCGTGATTGATTGCTGTGGCATTCTTGTGTTCATCAACCATACGCAACTCTTCTTCGGTGAAGTCTCTATCCAATCTCCCCAACATAACAGGGATAGGAAAGAGCAGGTTTATCTGATGGTTCACATGTTTACCTCTTTCTTAACAATAGTCCATCCGGTGTAATCGTATGACCTTAGATACTTTCCAGACCACATGACATGGATTGAAAGGGAATCGCTAGACCAACAGCCGGTGATTGTTTCATTTTTCTGGCTAACGATGTAAGCAATCATTGCCTTGCCGTTGCTACACAATTCATCCGTCAGCACTATCTTGTTTCCCTCTGTGTTTAAGCACCACATGAGGGCTTCTGCTTGCGCTGTTACAGAGAACAGCAGGGTTAGTGCCAATAAACTACGTTTCATCGCCATTCTCCTTGTAATCTTTGGCTTCTTCTTCGGCAAGCTGCTCATCAATCTCTGCTTTTTTCTTTCTGAAGATGTTGTCAAAGCTGTCTTCAAACT